AAACTAATACCACCAGCATAATTTTTATTAATAAATGTAGTGGCTCGACCTATTCTAGCTTTCTCAAAAGCTTTCTTCAAAGAAATTTGATAAAAAGAAACTATTTCTTTTCCCTTTTTATCTAATAAAGTAACTAAACCTTTTTTGTCAGTTTTTACTCTTAATGTTTGGTCTTTATCTGATAATGCTGAAATTTGTTTAAATGTATCAAGTAAGATAGAACTCTTACCATTTGTTACAAAAACAACATCTGCCGTATTAGCTTTCTCTCCAGTTGGAATTTGAAATGTAATGGGAGAATTATCATAATATTGTTTTATATTTTTGTGAATAAAATCTTTAAAAACACCACCATGAATGTCTGCAACTGCTCCACCAATTAATATTATCCAATTTAAAAGAGCATCAAGTGCTTCTTTATTAGGATGTACTTTAAGAAAATTTTCAATCCATTTTTTTGCTGTTGGACTAAATTCACTATTACTCATAACAGAAGATATTTTTTGACTAGACAATTTTAAACCAGCAATACCAACTATTACTCCTGCAGCTTCATACATTTCAGTTGCAACAGTTGAATCTTCGGCACTAACTAATGAGTCCACATCAATTTGTTTTTCTTGTGGTAATTTTCCAATAACTTCAGTAAATAAAGTCTGAACCCTATTTACAGGTGCAAGGTAATTTTCTTGAATAGGTCTAACTTGACGAACATAATTTCGTAATGACATATCAATAGCTCCATTTAAATATACTTTATATTATTTATATAACAGAAGAATTGGGGTTTGTCAAGGTCTAAAACACAAAATCATCATATTTGTCTACCACTTTATCAGTAGCTTTGTTTTGTGAATTTGGAGTAAACTGCCCCGAATCAACCAAACCATTCTGTTGTGTATTATCTACATCATACAGTCTCATTTTACTTCTGTCAATACCTAATACGAACCTTTTATTTATAGTGGGATCATTGTATCTATTTTTAAGTTGTTTTACAACAATTTGATTAAGTGTATCCAGTTCTTCATTACTGATAAGAGCAAACATAAAGTCAGCAGTTGCTGGAAGTCCAAATGATTCTGAAGTATCTGTCAAGTCTACATCTGAAGATGCAAAACCAGACCTTGTTGTTTGAGTTGCAGACATAATAGGAACATTACATTCTACAGCCAAACCTCTAAGTTCTTCTGCAATAGACTTAACTATTGTGTAAGAGTTAGCGTTCTGAACTCCTTTGAATCGACTTGAAGCACAGATGTTCAAATAATCAATAAAAATGATATCTGGTTTAAAAGACTTCTTGATTGCAAGTTCTTTAATCAATCCACGAAAATGTGCAGAGTGAGCAGATGCAGTAGGATATTCCTTGACTATAAGAGCACCAGACGTTTTCTTTGTGATTTTTGCAATCTTATCATCAAACATCTTCTTAGGCAGATCATGCAAGTCGTCCATAGTAATATTCATTAGGTTTGCATCAATACGTTCTGCAATGCGTTCCTCAGCCATCTCTAAGGTTATGTACAGTACGTTTTTACCCTCTGATAATGAACTTGCAGCCATATGACACATGAACAAAGATTTACCAACACCTGTACCAGCAAGTGCAATATTCAGAGTTTTGTTGGGCAATCCACCGTTAGTGATCTTGTTAAAGAACTCTAGGTCAAAAGGCACACGTTCTTCGATTCTGTGATAGTAGTCGAACCTACTATCTGAATCTGCCAGATAATCGTGACCAACAGCATTATCAAAAGAAACAGCCAACGCATCTCGTAATATATCGGGAATTGCATCGGGAGCTCTTTTCTTGTCTCTACCATCAATAATTGAAATACCCTCAACGACTGCATTATAGATTGCTTTGTCTTTACAGAACTTTTCAGTAGTGTCTACTAACCAATCGAAATCTACATCAGTACTATCTAATGTCTTAATGATTTCTACAATTTTGGAATGTTCTATTTCAGTTAAGTCTTTTCGACTCTCAACCTCAATCTCCAAGGAAATCTTAGTTGGAACTTTACTATACTTGTCAACAAAGTTATGTATTTCTTCAAATACAATTCTTTCTTCTTTTACATCAAAATAATCAGCCTTGATAAATGGCAGTACCTTTCTACAATAATTCTCATTGGATACTAGATTGCTCAGGGTTGTGCGTTCTATTGTCTGGGTATTCACTATTTTGCTCCGATTGAGTTATGATGATATGGTAAAGTATATCACCGATTAATTTAAAAAACTCATCTCCAAATTTTTCTTTGGGGATTCCATTATTATCTAGTATATCATATTTAAACTTTAAACGCAAGTGTTGATTGTCTTCTAATTGAGTTTCATCAGGAATTGTTACTTGGCCGTACTTATATATCACACCATGATAATCTGTCTCATCAGTAAGACCAATACAAGTTTGGTCTGGGTGATCTTTACTATTTAAGAACACAAACTTTTTTGTAATTGGATCTTTTAGTATTTGTTCAGTTGTTGGTAATTTTGATAGATCAACCTTGTTCTTAATTGGTTGACCTTTGGAATTTAAAAGTTTAGACATAGTGTAAATAACTCCCTACAATGTATTTTGGTTTGTCTATTGGTTTTTCACCAGCATGAGGATATTGCCATGTAGGTGGAAACATGAGTAAAGAACCTTTTTTGCAAGATGCACTAAAGCCTGTTCTTTCAAAAGTTGTTTGCCCTGCTTCGTTATTATCTAGGTAGAGGAAAAAAACTAAAAATCTTCTTGCAGTATTATAGTCTGTCACATCAACATGAGAACCAAACATATCCTTATCGTTAGGTAAATATCGTTTCATTCTTATGGTTTCATATGTATGATTTAAAGGCCACATATTTTCTGTGATATTACAATCTTCTCTGTATTGTTTTAAATACGTCTTATATGTGTTCATTAGATATGCAACATCACTTTTCCATATACCGTGTTCCTGTAAATGAATTTGACTAAAAGACATTTTCCAATTACGAGCTTCATTCTTTCTATCTTGATGATAATACTGTTGTGGATTATCTTCATACTGTTGTATTAATTTGTCACAGAAAGTATCTGATACGGCATTATGATATATTTTTACAAACTCATTAGACATAAAGCAAATAGCTCCCTATGATGTACTTTGGTTTATTTATTGGTTTTTCACCAGCATGAAGCCAGGGCCAAAGTGGAGGAAAGATCAAAACTGAACCTTTTTTGCAAGCTGATGAAATGTCATGTTGTGGAAATGAAGTACTTCCTTTTTCATTATCATCTAGGTATAAAAAGAATACCAGAAATCTTCTTGCTGATTCGTGACTGTTAACATCGACATGATCACCAAATTGATCTGTGCCATCTGGTAGATATCTTTTCATTCGTAGTGGTTCAAGACTGAATTTTTCAGGCCACATATTACCAATTATATTACAGTCTTTTCTGTACTGTGTAACTTGACCCATAAGTGCGTTTGCAATAGTGGTAGAGTCTTCTACCCAATCTTTATGTTTTAATAAATTAATTTGTGTAAAGGACATTTGACCTTGTTGATGTTTCTCATACTGATCAGGATTATCTTCAAACTTTTTAATTAAGCTATCACATAGTTCTGCTGGTATTACGTCATCATATCTTCTTATGTACGTTTCCATATTTCAATAGTCCTTCAATTTCATTTTTTAGTTGTTTAGACTCTTCCATAGAGTTATTTGTACGAACTTCAAGTTCATTTAATAAAGTGAAGTTTGTAAGTATATTTGATATTTGTGACCTTCTACCTGATAACCATTTTTCAGATTGAGTGTCTTGTCTTTCTTTGTGTCGTCTTAGCTCTTCTTCTTTATCAACCGTAAGAACAAATACTTTTGCATCATGTGTTTCTACTAACCATTCTATATCTTTTGCTCTAAAGAATCTATCACCTTCAACTATTATATGTTTATATTTAGGCTGTTCTGAATTGATGAAATCACGAAACTTATTGATTGTTCCGTAACTGAGTCTGTCAGTACCACCAAAGGTTTCACCCTCTG